GCCTGTAGTCCATCGACATTGGCAATAACGTGATTATGACTGTCATCAGCAACGGTAACAGTCAAGGTCGCATCTTCTAAGTCTGTAAGCGTAACAGACCCGCTGGCATCACCAGCGAGTGTAATGGTCGGGCTAAAGTCTTGTGCTGCTGGGCCGATGAAGACGACTGCGCTACCTGACAGGTTGATTGCAGCGTCAGAGTTGCTGCTTTCTGTAACTGTACGTGTAAGGGTGGTGCCAGAAGCAGTATACGTACCTGTACCTACTTCCCAGTTAGCACCATCCTCAATAACGTAACGGACTACATCTCCATCGGGTACACCAGCGTCATCAAAACTTTGGTAGCCATTTTCAGCAGAACCTAATGTAATTGTGCCAGTGCCAGTAGTGCTGGTGGACATTCTGGCTCTGTTGACTAGCTTGACCATTTCTTATTTCCTCTTAGGCGATCTGTAGTACGCCGTTAGCTGCTGAGAAGTCGATTGTTAGTGAGTCACCATCGTTTAGTGTCAATGATGAACCGTAGTCGTAGTACCCGATCAGTGGGTCGGCTGGTGTCGCCACTGTGTCGTTATAGATGTACACGTAACGGAAAGGACCAGTAGAACCACCAGATGAAGTCAATGTGATGTCTGATAGAACTAGCTTATATGTTCCTGATGTCTGTGTAGACGAAGTAGTAGTAACATTACGAGAACTTAGGTTAGTGTAAGCAACTTCTGTTACGTTACCTAAGATGCCGTTACCATCTGATGATGGATCAGAAGATTCTGATGAAGGTGCTGTATTTGATAGAGCAACAACAACTTGATCTGATTCCAAGTCCATGTTGTGTACAGCGTTGACTACGAAGTCATTTACCTTATTGAAGGTAGCCATGATTAGTTTTCCTTATCTAATTGAGTTTGGTCAGTATCATCAATCTCTGGATCATACCGAAGTTCAGCGATGTCCATCAAGTCCTGAATTACTTCTGGATGCGACGACACATCAATGTTTGCACCATTTAGGTTACGTAGGAACGCTGCAATTTCACGCAGGTCATGTGGTGCTACATCCCCTGCAACAATAGTTGGCATGAGATCATAGTTCAGACCGTTCAACTCCCATAGGCGTTCTACCAACTGTTTGTTGAGAACATCAACTATGGCTTGGATGTAACTCTCAAGCGCACGAAGGAACAGGTCTGTCTTAGACTTGGACAGGGCATATGAACCAGTGTTGCCACCACCAAGCATAAGAAACTCTGAAAGTACAGAACGAGCAATGTCGTGCTGGTACCGTTTTACAATCGGGTCTATGTCTATATTACGTTTACCGTTAGAAGCCATCAACTCAACATCTACTAGTCGAGTGTTGGTAGGACTTCCGTTACTATCGGGGTAGGTATCTGAGGGCAGGACGATGTATCCCTGCTCATTGAACTTAACATCTCTAAGGATTTGTTGAAGGTTGGTGAGGAATCCAGACTGAGCAGCAGTAGCATCAGGACTAAGATACTCAGAAGGGATACGAGCCACAGGAATACCAGCCAACTCACGCTCCACAGCAATAGCTTCAATGCTCTGTAGATTGTTAAGATACTCATACGAGGTATACGCATTACGTAAGATCGACCTTCCTGACGGATCATTGTTAATCGCCGTAGTGCGGTAGTACAAACTCTTACGACTAGGAATATAGTTAGTATTGTTGAACCCTGACCCTTCCTGATGAATGCCTAAGACATCACCAGTCTTTTCGTCTACGTCAAACTTAGAGATTGTCCAAGGCGCACGTGAAGCAATCTTACGCACACCCATACGACCATCAGAATACTTAGAGCCAGTCTTTTGACCATTACGTCTTTTGTAGACGACCTCAAACCAAGCAAAGCCAAATGTAAGGGACGACAAAGCCTCAGATACGTGATCATCTAAGGTGTGATCCATATCCTTAAAGATACTCTCCACGAAGTCTGCTTCACGTTTAGCAGCAGGGGTATCATTGGCTGGCATAACCTTAATGTCTACGTCACGTAGTACCTGTTCAGTAGCGTACATGACTGCACCAATGGTGCTATCGTTGTCACGCATTTCACGATACTTACGTATGGCACGTTTGCCACGTAATTCAGGTAGAAACTCATCCGCACGGATTTGACCGTTATGTGTGTTGTCACCTGCGATACCCAGTACTTGGGCCGCTTCCGTTGCTGATAGTTTCTTTACCATCTTACCTTAAACCTTTGGCATTGGAATACGCTAGTTTTAGTTGTGGTTTTGCGTATCCATTTAGTGATAGGTCCGTTAAAGCCCATACCATAGCATCAAGACGGTCTGGTGAGCCTATGGACCCTAGAGGTTCCCACTGTACCATCTGATCTTCTAAGTCGTTAAGTCCCTTGACATGCTTTACTTTGCCCTGTTCGTATAGTGCAGACACAGGTTCAGCCCGTGCCATCTTACCACGACTAGCATGTACTAGCTTAATCGGGACGTTTTCATCTTCTGTTTGCAGAGTATGACGGACCATATCACCACCTTGGTTACGTTCAGCGACAATCCTGTCAGCCATGTGTTCGTGATATAGTTCTATAGCTTTAGCTGCCCACTCCTTGGGACTGTAACGATCTGTGTGATCCTCTAGTACGTAGGCTGTACCATCCTGATCTATACCTGCCACGACAATACCAGTCATGTCACTGTCAGTTTTATTGGTTACAGCAGGGTCTACAGACACGACAATACGAGACAGAGGTGGTACCTCGTCCCGATCTACTTCACACTTGAAGAGCAACTCACGGTTCCATAAGGCTCCAGAGGCTTCATCCAATATCTCTGCATATAATTCTTGCCTACCAAGTCTTGTACCTTCGTAGGTCTTTTTGACCGCATCAATGAACGTATCTGCTAAGTTTGCTGCGTTATCAAACGTAGAACCCTTAGAAATAACCGTTTTGGGGTCAGATATAATATTTCTTAGTAATTTTGTAGTTTTTGGTGTAGTTGTGATAAAAACTTGAGGTTTACGACCCAATCTGAGTCCAAACATCATCATATCCCAAGTTTCTTGTGCATTTCGCCAAGCACACAACTCGTCTGTCCATGCTGAGTAAGCCTGTGGACCACGAAGACGCTCTGGGTCCTCTGCTGAGAAGAATACGGCTTTACTTCCGTTGTCCCATGTCAGAGTATTGTTAGTAGGGGACCAGACAGGAAACCCAATGTGTTTTCCTCTGTAGGTCTTATCACCCTTCCAACAAACATTAAGTAATCCACTGTCACCCTCAACCATAACACGGCGAACATCACCTTTAGTAGGAGCGACACAATGTACGATCTTGTCACCTTTTTTGATCCTGTGTCTTACCCACTCAGCACCTGCACGGGTCTTACCCCAACCACGACCAGCTAATGCTAACCATGCGTTCCAGTCACCTTCAGGTTCTAACTGTTCAGGTCTAGCCCAGAACTCCCAGTTATACCGTAGTTCTTCGGCTTGGGCTGGACCCAGTTGTTTGAGTATGTACGCTACTTCGCTGTCGGGTAACTGTCGTAGATCGTTCGCTGTTATCGGGAGTGTCATTCTTTTTACCTAAGAGTGTCATCAAGGAGTCGATTGCTCCTGCGTCCTCATCGGCATCAGAAGACCCTTCTACCTCAATGTTTGTTTGCGTTGGTGACCAACCGCCTTTACTACGGAGATAAAACTCAGCAGCCTTAAAGTCACCGTCTAGTGCCTGTTGGATCACGACAGAACCAATTTGACCTACAATATCTGCACGTTCTTGTGCAATAGTGTCACCATACAACTTATAGAATGTAGCTGAACTAGAGGGTGCTTGTTGATACTTCTGGATAGAAGCCATAATGTCCTTTACAGCGACACCATTCCTAATGCCTGTACGGACAGCTTTTGCGATAGTTTCGCTATACTTTAGTTTGTCCATTTAACCACGACACCTAAATTGAATTGGGAAAGCTGTATAGAGGTACTATAGTAGAACTTTAGTTGTAATCTATATTGGTAATATGTGGGTAGTTTTAACTTACGTATATACTATAGTATAGTACCCCTATACTGATATATAGTAACTTTTTTATCACACTGACAACTTTTTTTTATAACTTTTTTATATGTCGTTGTAAACAAAGGATTCTTTTTTGTTGTACATAGGGTGTCATCGGGATTACTAGTGTTGCATAAAAGTCACACTTTGGAATTTTTTAGTTTGCAGATGTAGGTGGTTACGCTTGCCGACCCGAATCACCCGTGGTAATCTGGAGGGTCCCAAATGTTATGTCAAGGGGTTGACAAAAGTTTTTCTTGCGCTCGGACCGATTCGGCGCAGGATTCTTCAGTCTGTTGCAATAATGTCACACACGAGAATCTCGCAGAAAAACGCAAGGCAAACCACGGAACACAAACGAAAAAAGACGACTCCGAAGAGTCGCCAGTTGCACGGGAGTCATGCTTGTGAAATTATTCTAGTGTTTCGGATAGCTAACATTCGGGACTGATGCATCCCAACACGCCCGACAATCGCCGCACTGATTGCCTTGAGTCCTAGCAGGGCAAGCGTAGCCAACAGGGGCTTTGTGCTTGTGTACAGTGCTTGTATTAGCCCCTTTAACGGGCTTAGAGTCCACCATAGGCGCAGACAAGCGAACGACTAGGTTAGAGGGAAAGCGATTGCACGGGCGCAATGCTTGCCATTGGCGCACTAGTTGCAACTCACGAGTCGGTAACCAATGCTTAATTTTAGGCGTAGCGCAAGCGACCGCAACTATTGCGTCGAGTTGTTCAACTGAATCCAAATCGCCAGAGTCAAACCAACGGTGATAATTTTCGCCAGTCTTATGAGCAATTCTATTAATTTGAAACACGCAAGCCCGAATCCATTGGGCGGGATTTGTCGCTATTAATCGTGTTGCCTTTTCATAATTGGCGGACCAACCCTTGTTAACACTAGGGCGCAAGCGTTGGATTTTACGGGCGTAACAAGACTCGCATACTGAACCTTTAACGTTAGCCAAACGACTCCCAACTTTACAAGCGAATGAGTCTTGGGCGAAAGTTGATCCTGGCATTTTGGAATTGCCTTTGGATATATTGGCGGATTCTTTCGCTTCTTTAAGCGTTAGGGTATAAGGGCGGTTTTTCGTTAGTGTTGCCATTAGTTTGACTCCGTTGATATGTGATAACCGCCTAGCATAGGCACAAAGATTCCGTATCCGTTTGAGTCAAGATATGTAAACTTGCCCAACAAAAAACCGAAAATTAATATCCAGACATATTTTGCCATTATAGAGACTCCCAAAATAAAACCGTTAGAATACCGAAAGCGGCAACTGTAGCGCATAGCATTGCGGCTATTGCCTCGGCAGTATCTAGATAAAATGGCGCAAAGCAAACGATAACTAACGTAAAGCACCAAATCAAAAAAGTTGCGGTTTGTAGTAAAAGGTTTTTCATGGTTTTGACTCCGTGGTTTGTTTATCTGTAGTTAGCTTATCAATGGGGCAAACGATTCGCAAGCCCCATAACTAAGGCAACTAGCCCGCAATGCGATGGAATTGACGCAATGCCCGCTTGTGTTCCCAAAACAGTGAACGCTTGCCTAGGTGGAGTCCGATAGTTGTGACTCCCTTTGTGATACCTAGGCGATTCTTGATGCTACGCTTGCGATAAATGCCCGAAATTGTGCCTAAGACAACAAAACGATTGCCTTTTGTTCCGTCATTTAGTGGTGCGGTTTTGATTAGTGATTTAAACATTTTAGACTCCTTTGTCTGTTGTGATGGTTTGACGTTACGCTGATTCGCTTACTGCGTCAACTAGTTTTGGATTGTCAGAATATGAAAGCAAAGCGTCATTTTCGCCTGTTGACGTATGGATAAGAGTCCATCCTTCTGACTCTAACATTGCCTTGCGCTTTTCTGCGGCCTTAACTGATTCAGGATCATTCATTCTGATTGTTACGTATCTAAACATTTTTGACTCCGTGGTTTGTGTTTCGATGATTCCACCTTGCCTTGATTCGCAATGGGAGTCAAACAAATAATTTTGTCGGGATTCATTATAATATATATACGCTAACAAGCGGAGTCGTTTTTAGTCGTTTTAGGGGTTGACACGTCCAGACTTCGGGGAATCACTTTTTCGACCTAGACCACCTTGGAACCTTTCCGCAATTCTGGGGACATTTTTGAGGGGTTTTGGGGCCTATTGACTCCTATGCCAGAATCATGCTAAGGTGATTCTGAGGCTCGGTTCCTATCCCGATAACCGTTTGTGTTGGTGGATTCCGACTCATTAGTTTAATGGTTAAACTATTGCGTTTTGCGCATGGCAGCTATGCAAAATTGACTGTTGTAATATCAGAATCTTGTCGTGCTAAAAAATACCGAATCACCTAGCGAATCAGTCGGTCGTGCGTTATCGTGCGTCAACTGATTCGTCAACTGTAAATCTATGTCAAGGAGAATCTTGTTACGAATCGTTGTATTTTAGCCACACTATACCAAATTCCTTGTCAACCTATACTAAAGTACTATTGACAGCACTTTCGTACTACCGAATCACTACCCGAATCGGTATGTATCCGAAATATCCTGTCAACCTATCCTTTCGTATTATTGACCTATCCTTTGGTATAGCGAACCTATCCTTTCGTATTGATTCGGTCAAATTCGGATAGGTGTTGCAAAAATATCACAGACCCCCACAGTGGAAATAAGGACCCCCCGCGAGTGGAAATAAGGATTGACCCCCGCAGTGGAAATTGGTAATCTACTTACGAATCACCCCCGCAGTGGAAATTAGGAGGTACACATGAAAGTAGGCGATCCATACGTAGGTGAAGACGGACAATGGTATTTCTACACAGAAGAGGACATAAGAAAGATGAGTAAAGTAAACGCAATGTACCAAGACAAAATAGGAGCAGAATATGAACGTGGAGCGATCAATGCTTATTATGGTCGTCGTCCTAACCCAAACACCTCAGACGTATATCTATTAGAAGCATACATGGAAGGCTACAATGAAAAACCGTATGGAGAAAAAGATCATGGGGTTGACACTGACTAACGAATCAGATAGACCCCTCAGTAGAAACAGAAAGGAACTAACATGACACTAGCAGCAGACACAGTACGTAGCATCGTAGCAGCCAAAGGCACACAGTTTGCCACGGTTACATTCATCAAGAAGGACGGTACAGAACGTACCATCAACGGCCTCTTCAAGCCTAGTAGCAAGATCATTGGTAATGAGCAAGGTCAACGCAACAGTCAGGTCTTGCAAAACAATGGGCTTATCCCTATCTACTCTGTCGCAGAGAAGAAATGGAAATGCTTTAACGAGAACGCAGTAGTGGAGATAAGCTAATGAAGGCTTCAGTTTTTGAAACGTATAACTCAGTTATTGCCACGGAGTTATGTCGTGAAAGACACTTTGTGTATATAGTACATCCAGAAGGTGAGATAGTGCCTATGGGTGACGCAGAAGAAATTAAGGAAAATGATGGACACCTCTTTATCATAAAACTTAAAGGGTAGTAATATAATGAGAAAGTATGACATGAGAAATACATACACAATCGCAGCAGTCCCATCAGACGTAGCATCACGCACGGCTCTACCTGCTGTACCCCTACCAGTGAAAATACCGTACACTCTGGCAGATGCAGAAGAGATAGCAAAGCGTTACAATGAGAACCCTATCTATAAAGGTATCTTGCGTAACCACAGGTACAACCACTTTGTCGCTATGAGCCTAGAGGCACTGACAATGGACCCACCACCCTACTACCTTGGGGGCAGTAATGCTTGAGTGTCTGATAGCTGCAATATTCTTTGAGGCACGTGACCAACCGTTAGAGGGGCAGTTTGCCATAGGTGATGTCATTATGAACCGTGTGGAATCTGATAGGTGGCCTGACAATGTTTGCGATGTCGTGTATCAGAAGAAACAATTTTCGTTCACACATGACGGAATGTCAGATAACCCATTGAGATACATGAAGAATGACTTGGAAAAAAGTGCCTATAAAACAGCCGTAGAGGTAGCCATAGAGGTTGACAAAGGACACCGAATCGGTCTAACTAGCACTCACTATCACAGGGTTGACATCAAACCCTACTGGGCGAAACACTATCTAAAGGATGGAACCATTGGAGAACACACATTCTATACCGCAGTGGATGGCAGATGAACTAGGGCTACTGATGCCCACCCCACTAGAGCAACTAGAAGAACTAGAAGGACCGTACAACCGTGAATATTATAAAGAGGTATTTAGTAAGGGCTACTACAGAAACCCCTACGATGAAAATGGTGAAATATCTTTCTAGGATATTGTCGGTACTGAGTGTACTGATCAACGTCCTACTAGGTGGATCACAGAACCAGACGTTCTCTGCACGTAACTGGCAGTGGAAGAAGGACAACAGACCCAACATAGTGTGGCTTATAGACTTGATCTTTGGTAAGGGCCACTGTAGTGAGTGTTGGGTCTGGTGGAAAACTAGAAGGAAATGGTAAGATGCGTAGGCCCAACCCTATGGCTAAAGACCTAAGACAGAAAAAGTATAGGCCAAGGGTTGTCCCAGACAAAAAGAAGCCTATCTTGCACAGGAAACGCAAACACAAGGACAAGACAGATGAAAAAGGGTGAAATTAACGTAGACCTGATTGATAAGATGGGTGACGACTTGACTGTGGTACGTGCTGCACGTGTGTCGTATGCATCTACATCAGACTGGGTAGGACAGGTACACTCAGGAGAATATAGACAGCTAAAGGATAAAGACATCCGTCTGATCCAATACCTAGCAGAGCATAAGCATACGTCACCGTTTGGTCATTGCTTCACTAGTTTCCGTGTCGAGGCACCACTGTACGTAGCACGACAATTAGTGAAACATAAGTTCCTACGTTGGAATGAGATCAGTCGTCGTTACGTGAACTATGAACCTGCATTCTATGAACCATACTGGCGCAGCAAACCAGAGCATTCTAAGCAGGGTTCAGGGGGTCCGATGGAAATTAGCCAAGAGGCTGAGATGATGTTCCATGCGACACTACGGAATGCATTAACGACATATGATATGTTGATCAAGGAAGGTGCCTCACCAGAGCAAGCACGTGGGGTATTGCCACAGAACATGATGACTTCATGGTATTGGTCTGGGTCGTTAGATGCATGGGCTGACATGTGCAAACTACGTTGCGCAAAAGACACACAAGCAGAGACACGCATTGTAGCCTCTGTGATCTATGGTGAAATGTTGAAGCTGTACCCTGTGTCGTGGGCAGCACTGATGGACCAAGAAGAATGACTTGGTTTCTGGTGTTAGTGTGGGTTTATCAAGGTACCCCGTCAGTGGAAATTATAGATAAGTACAAGTCTATGTATGATTGCTTTTATGCATTTGAATTATACGAGGATCAGGTACAAGAGGAAATGCAATTA